AAGCTTAGGGGGAGGGGAAAATGCGAGACCCCTCCCCCCGGTGTCGCTAATCTTCGACTATTTGGTAGTTTCCTGTCGGATTCCACTCAAATAGCCATCGAACAGCATCATCAAACGCGTCGTTGACCACAGATTCAGGCAGGTCGAAGTCAATTGGACCAGCAATTCGAGCTACTAACTCATTAGTGTAATAGCCGTGATCGCGGTCGAACTTCCACCATTCATCGAAGTCGTCAACAGGACTGAACGGATTGTCTTCAGTCGTCAAGTAGAGAGCCATGTCACCTCACCAATTCTAGTACTGTGTTAGTGCTGATGCCCAATGCATCTGCCACTTCACTGGTAGTAGCCCCATTACGGGCCATAGCCTTAGCCCTCATAGCCACATGGGCAGAGACTGCAGTATTGGCCTTAGGCATAGCCCTTTCTGAGAGCTTCTCCATGTCAGAGTACCGTACAACGGACTCCATAGCAGACGCTGATAGAGCACCTGCCTGAATGGCCTCCCATTGACGGTCTGTGAGCTCGATTAGGGACTCTTTACGGGAGGCCCCTGTACGAAGCCTTGCAGCAGCGATGGCCTGTCTGGAGATCTTCTTATATTCTTCAGAAGACACCTCTCTGTCGGCCGTCTTAGCCCTAATTACCGCATTTGCGATGATCTGGGCCTGCCTTTCACGAGGGGCGTTCATAGAGGCCAGTTTAATGGCCGCTTTGAGCTCGTCCACCTCTTTGGCATAGCGACGGGCAGCATCGGGGTTCTTACGGGGAAGCTTTGTAGAAATAAGTTCCCGTCGAGCAAGGTTGCCAAGAGCTTTCATGTCATTGGAATACGCCGCATAGAGCTGTTCCATGGGACGGTTCCCATCAGAAATAAGCTCTCTTGCATCGTCCGTAACCTTGAGCTTCTGGGTCTTGGTCTGCGCCTTGATAAGTTTCCCGTTCTTGTCGGTGTAGCTGCGATCCGTCTTGATCCAAACCTTCTTTCCAGTGGCGGGGTCAATAGGACCACCTTCCGAAGCCTTGCGAAGACGAATTTCGTCAACATATACAGGACCACGGGCTCTGGAAATAAGAGTTGCTGCGCCATGACCACCCTGATACTTCTTCTTAAGACCACGAATATCGTTGTCCGCTTCGGAAGTCTTCCAGTCGAGGCCATGTTTGGCTGCGTCAATAACCACCATGGAGTGTCGAACCGCACGGGCTAGTTCCTCGGCGCTCGCACCGCCAAGGGTCATGTCAGTAATAAGATTCGACACGACACCCATGTGTTTCCCCTTCTCCTTCTCGCCCATCTTCTTCATACCTGAATATCCAGGATATGCAGACTTGGGGTCGAAGCCTTGCAGGCCTTTGAGAGGGGGGCTGGTTTTGACTTTCACCTGGCTGTTGACGGGAATAACCACCACGCTATCACCGTCGAAATCGGCCCCAGAAAGCCGCTCAGCGACGTCGGGGTGGATTCCGATAGCATCCTTAGGGGTGCGTCCCAAAATGGCTCTAGCGCCCGCATGCTTGTTGTTAACGGTGACTGTAGGGATCTCGAACGTTCCTCCATGAGGATATCGAACGAGGCATACGGTCTCTCCGTCACGGAAGTTGGGGGCGTAGATCTCGTTGGGCTTCAACGAAGGCACTGGCAAAATAACCTGTGACTTCTGCCGGGGGAGGGCTGCCGCTTTCAGATTTACTGAGTCGGCATCGCATCCATCGGCGAAGTCAGCAAGCAGTCGTTTGCGGACTGCAGGGTTATCGAGCTTCATGATCTCTTCGAATTGCTCGTGACGCTCCTTGGCAGCCAGACCGAGCTGTTGCTTGGCCATGTGAGTGGACTGCTTGGATAGGAACTGGGAAGACAGAGTCTTGCTCCATTTTTTCCAATCGCCCTCTTCGTTCACAATATTGATGGGGGACAGCTTGTCCTTGCCACCGTCATTGTAAAATATCTGACGCTTGATGACGGCTCCAAACGGATTGTCGGGATCACCCTTAAGCTTCTTGAGGGTATCCATCTTCGGAGTGTCTCGAGTCTTGTTGGTGTTGAATATGACGTCAACGCCGGGCGGCATGTCATCGCTATAGATGGCCATACCCTTCAGGTAGTGAGTCCCGTCGACCGGGATTCGAACCTGAGCGTAGTTCGACTCGCCAAGGTTGAGGTCTTTAAGACCGCGCCGAATTTGGATGGTGCCGTCCATAGACGTGCCGCCCTCTTCGGCGTAGCGGACCTTGAGCCTCGAAGAATCGAGCGAGACGATCTTCTGAAGACCGAGCTTTGTGCCGTCGGGCTTGACTGCAACGCCAAGGGTGTGAATATCGCCGAGATGCTCCATGAGTTCTCGTCGGGTCACGCCGGGAGCTACGAGAACCTTGATGTTCGTAGACTCCTTCGTGCCGACCTGACGAATATGAGCATGCTCGACCCGATAGCCCTCGGACTGGAGCATAGCCACGGATGTGCTCAGCTGAGTGGCACTGACACCCAAAATGGATTCGACACCAGAACCGAACTCGACATACTTGTGTTTGTCCACGGCGCTCTTGACGAGGTCTGCAGTGGATTTGGCAGTGTCCTGACGAGCATCTGCGTTGGGCTTGAGGTAGTTGCGCACGGTGGACTCGGGGAGACCGAGCTTCTTGCCGATTGCAACGTTCGAAAGACCCTTCTCCTTTAGCGAGAGACAGCGGGCGACCTCTTCCGCCTTGCGTTCGTTCGCAGCCATGGATTTGGTTGCACGAAGCTGAGAGGTAGTCATGTCGAAAGCTCGAGCAATCTCCGTCTCGGAGAGGCCCTGCTTCTTGAGGTCTTGAACCATGCCCTGAAAACTTACAGAGCGCTGGTACTTGTCCTTACCGGATCCCCAAGGGTACCGGCCTGAGCGTCGGAGAATGCCGTAGTGGGCGAGTTCTTCAGACATTGCTTTCTTCCTTGAGAGATTCGATGAGGTTGTCGAATTCCACGACTCGATCCATGATGGAACGAATATCGCTTGCTTCGGGGTTGTGGACCATCACATCATCGTTCTGATAGATGCGAAGCTCACTCTCGATGTCGAAGGGCGAGATATGGTATTCGAGACAGAAGAACGCTTGATAGATCATGAGCTGATCGATCTTGACACGTCCTGTTCCGGTCTTGAGGTCGTGGATTCTGAGGAACTTCTTCTTCTCGTCAAAATGAATCGCGTCAGCAGTGCCGTACGCGTTCATAGAGTAGAAGAGAACTTGCTCGGGGGTCATGCGGTAGCCGATGGCGTCGTTCACATACCTGTTGAAGGTTGCGTTGTTTCGAGGCATTCGAATACCGAGTCGGATGTGTTCTGCAGCGAGCTCATGAAGGCGGGTACCTAGAGCTGCTGCCTGTGCGGTGCGGAACGTGGCTGCCATCTTTTCAGAGTCGTAGTTCAGCCAGCTGTACTTGCTGGCCGAAAGGATGGCGTGTGTTCCACTAAGCGAAGAATAGTCGTGAAAGATCACTGAAGACTTTCCCTTCGTTCTCGGGGAAGATGAATGACGCGTAGGACATCTTCTTCGCAAGGTCGATGTAGTGCTTCTGGTTCGGACGAACCCGAGCGTTGTATCGACGCTTGACTTCGAGAAGAGCCCAGTGCTTTCCATACATGACAGTCAGGTCGGGGAAGCCTTGGATATAGTTCGGGTCATTCTTGAGAACGATACAACCCGGGAAAGACTTCTTGAGCTTTTTGATGAGCTCTGCCTGGTATTGGGATTCCAAATTTGATGACACCTGTTTTGCTCCTTCTGGTGTCTGGGGGTCGGGTGAAATGTTATAGCCATTGTTGCGTGTATAATCTCCTGTTGGGTGGATAAACGCAAAAATGGCTATTTCTTCCTATTATAACCCTTGTATAATGTGTATTGATCCACGCAACACCTAAAAGCTGTCATAGGACTCGCCGGGGGTCCGTGAGAGTCTAGGGACGGGTCAGACTTGGGTCTTGGAAGAAATCTTGGAGTATGTCTTGGAAGGGGTGTTGCGTGGATCATTTTCAGGGGTGTGACAAAAAGTGTGACAAAACAGTGTTTTTCAAAACTTTCTATATAAATATTTTTTTCTATATACTAGGGTTTAAAAAAACTGTCACAACTGTCACAGCAAGGACTTTTCGTTGG